TATGTAATCTCTTTATCACTAATACTTCTACTATCTGCCTGTGGAGGAGGGCCTCTATCTCTCCTGACAGGTGGTGGCCCTAACGTAGCTGCAAATGTGCAGGCAGGTCAAGAGAACACTCAAGCGGTGTCTCAGGTGGAGGCCAACCAGACTGAGAACACTACAATAGACAACGGTGGTACTGTGACGATTTTGAACAACGATGTACCCCTCTGGTACATGTTGCTGCTTATACTAGGGTGGGTACTCCCGTCACCTAAGGAGATAGGGAGGGGTATCATAGCTCCGTTCAGGGGCCTGGTTATTAAGAGAAAAGAGTGAAGACAACCATTGTTATCCTCTTCCTAGTCAACGCTGCTTGGGTGCAACTAGACGGATGGGGGGAGCGAGAAGCTAAGACAGAAGAAGAGTGTTTAGTTTGGGTTGAAAGGGTAAATGAGGTGCTAAAGACATCGACTACCTTAGAGTATAAAGTGTACTGCGAAAGGGTTAAATCTCCTTCTCAAACTCATATAGACGTTTCCACACAGACAGCAGTTCAATCACAGTAGGCCACGACTTGAAGAGGTACATAAAGCTGCCCTCCACCCTACCGAATGCCCTCAGTATTTGCTGCATAGTACCTAGTGTAATAATTCCTGCTACTATGGTTGGTGCAAGAACAACGTAACCCACTAGTACGTTAGCTTGAAGACAAGCTAGGCGAACAACATTAAACCATAGATACCTAAAATAGTTGGTGAAGTGAATTGACTGTACGTCATTATATAAATCAGCAAAGGTCTTAGGTTTCACCTCTCCGTCTTCTGCTTTGACTAGAACCTTGCGGTAAGCGGCTTCCCTTGCCTGAATGTCGTACTCAACTCCAACAAGGTTAAGGAACCTACCTGCTAACCATAGGGCTAAGGTGATCCCCACACTCCAGACAACGGCAGAAAAGATTAGTCCGTACTGCCAGCCGCCAAAGAAGGTAGTCGTGAGACCTGATGATAAACCCCACAACACAGGTACAAAGGCCAGAAGGATCATCACACTCTCTACTAACGCCACCCCCAAGTTCTCCATCAGTCGAGAGAACTTAACTGTGTCCTCCTGAACCCTCTGGGCCACACCCTCAATATGCGATACCTTGCTATAGACTGAATGGTACCATTCGACCATAGACGTTCTCCAACGGAATAGCCAGTGGGAGGTAAAGAAAGATAGGATAAGAACAACAGAGATATAGACTGTTGCTATCTTACCAAAGCTGAGTAGTTCTTTGAAGTATTCCGGCAGAGTAACAGAATTAGGTTCCGTCAAGGCCCTCTGTATCATGTTGTAGAACGTACCAAACCACTCGTTTATCTTTACGTCTAGTTGGACTTGGTACCACATAGCCCCTAGTATAAAGACAGCCCCAAAGTAAGCCCATACGGCCCACTTCTTTGTTGTCCAAAACCTACCCATTGCATTTATTAACCCTTTTCATGGCTAGTCTAGGTTTGACAGAGAAGGGATCGTTGTCCCGCAGTTGTTTGATAAAGTCTGTACTGCCTAAGTCAAGGAAACGACAAGGGGATGTATCAGCTATAACGGACTTTGCAAAGTTAAAGGTAAAGCCCATCTCAATAAGATACTTAGTTCCGTCATGGTGGCTTGAACTAGTCAGACGGGCAAACTCGTCAACGGTAATCATCGTAGGCATCATCCTGTAGTAGCCCCTGTGTATGATTAACTTCCCGTCTGTGTATATAAGAGGACTACCTAAGGCAGCATAAGCACAGGCAGAAGCACAGGTGGTACCCTTTGGGACAGTCACTATTAGTTTATTTCGGCGGATAAGCCGACCTAAGGATAGGCCAGCGTAGAAGTCACCACCTGGCCCCTGCATACGGAGGCCCCTGACTTCATTGGTCGCTAGTATGGTATTCAATCTCACCCACTGTACAGAGTTAGTAACCCCGTACAGTGACACGATTTTTGTTTCTTTGTCGTAAGTCACCCCCGCCTGTGTGGGGCTATGTAGTAAAGTAAAACAAGCTAATGCGGCAAGCAGTCTTAGCATCTTTCTCTCCTCTTCTTAGAGATTTATTAGTTCAGCTTCAGGATAGGGTATATGGTAGAACAACTCACCCTTAAGTATGTGTCTCTTCCTGCCCCCTGTTTCCTTATTAAGATGGCGGGAATGAGGTTGGGCTGGTTCTTTAATACGGTCCTCGGTTAAGGCGGTACCCTTTATCCGCCAACATTGTTTAAAATCTTTTCGGAAGACGTAGAAATTTAACAACGTAAGTAGTTTGGCTTCATCCTTATGTTTTTTTATCAGTCTGTTTTTTCTTTCTGGTATTCTTATCTCTCCCCAACTCTCAGGCCAAGGCCCCTTCCAAGATACTTTAACCTCTGCTTCACTGTGATAGGTGTAGCCACCCTTCGTAGATACAACGTCTGCGTAGTAGGTTTCAGAAGTGTCTAAGATTTTGTGGCCCCTTGTCTTTAGAAGGCGAGTCAAAGCGTCCTTAGCAGGTCCATCAAACGCTTCGTAGTCTCTACGACTAAACTTTTTTCTTACCGCTACCATAGTAGGCTCCTTGTTGGCCTCCCCCGTAGGACTCGAACCTACAACCTTCTGATTAGAAGTCAGATGCTCTGTCCAGTTGAGCTAGGGAGAGAAGGGTTTAGTTGAACAGACTACCAAATATCATAAGGGCGATTACCCCTATCACAATGATAGGCAGGTACTTCTTAATGTTAAAATTTTGCATTGTGTTTTCTCCTATTCACAAGTTCTTAGTCCGGTTGAAGTATCGAAGTAGCAAGCTGCTCCTTCGTCAATAAAGTTATTTTCCTCCTCTTCTGGTTCTTCTACTACATCTTCTGCTGAGTTGGCAGACAGGATACCATACCTTTTCCCGCCAGCCCTAAATGTTGTGCAGCCAGAGGCACCGCCCTTGTAGGCTTGCATGTATACATCTTTGAATTGCTCCCAAGTAACATCATCACCTACATTACATGTCTTACTACAGGCACTGTCAACGTACTTTGAAGCCAAGTTCAGCACCCGTACATGGTCGAAGACGGATAACTCATTGGCTGTACGGCCTCTAACGGCAAACTCCCTATACCCGTAGTCGGTTACAGTCTCCGTCACCTGACCCTCAAGGGTGTTAATAACTCTGTCATAGGAGTGGGAGAATACTGGCTCAATACCACTCGACACATTATCAGCACTCAAGGATATGGTTCCCGTAGGAGCGATAGAAAGTAGGTGGCTGTTTCGTATACCATACATTCTTATCAGCCCCCTTATCTCGTCAGGTAGCGTCTTACAAAACTCTGAGTCAAGCATCCTTTCGGAGTACAGAGGGAATGATCCCTTCTCCAGCGACAAGGCAACAGAGGTTCGATAAGCTGTATTACGGAGTGTAAACATAATCTGAGAAAGCTCGCCCATAAACTCATGGCTGCCATAGGGGTAACCAAGAGCCTCAATAGCATTAGCTACACCAGTTAAACCTAGCCCCATCCTCCTTTTATCTTTCGCCTCTTTCTCTTGTTCAGGTAAAGGGTATGTGGCTCTGTCAACTACGTTATCCATAGCCCTTACAACATGAGGGATGTCGTGGATAAACTGGTCATAGTCAAATACCTGTTCTCCGGGCCAACACTCTTCTTTGTCTTTAAGACATACATACTTAGTCAAGTTAAAGGAACCTAGAAGACAGGCACCGTAAGGCGGCAACGGTTGTTCACCACAAGGATTGGTGGCGGCGATAGTCTCGCAGTAATGTAGGTTGTTCTTCTTATTCATACGGTCAATAAAGAGTACTCCAGGCTCTGCCCAATCCCATGTGGCCCTAAGTATTTCGTCCCACAAAGCTGCCGCCCTGATAGTCTTGTACACCCTACCCTCGAACACAAGGTCAAAGTCTTCATCGTTTTCTACTGCCACCATGAAGGGGTCAGTAATCCCTACTGAGATGTTAAACTGTGTTAGCTCTGTATTATTCTGTTTAGCTCTTACAAACTCTTCAATGTCAGGATGGTCTACCCTAAGCACACCCATCTGAGCGCCCCTGCGGTGCCCTGCACTGGCAATAGTCTTGCACACTGCATCAAAGATTTGCATAAAAGATATAGGGCCGGAGGAACGGCTGTCGAGGCTACGGATTAATGCCCCTTTAGGACGTAGTGTAGAGAAGTCATAGCCAATCCCTCCCCCTAGCTGCATGGTACGGGCCGCTTCCTTTGCTGCCTCCATGATACCATTCATACTGTCTGGAACAGTACGGGACACAAAGCAGTTGTAAGGTGTGACAATCCTTGCCGCTCCCATAGCCGACTGTACCCGACCAGCAGGGAGAAACCTCTGCTCCCCAAAAATTTCTTTTAGTTTTAGAAAATGCTCCTCGCTATCCTTTAAGGCATTAGCTTGACGGACTACCGCTTCCTTAAATCCCTCGTTAGGGCCTCTGTACTTCATCTTGTGTATCTCTTCTGAGATAGGTAGTGTCGGCCCAAAAGTCTTGTCTTCCGTTTCTCCGTTTACACGCATTACCTAACGCCTCCTGTGATCCAATAAATACTCATTCCTCCATCCTTTCCCACTCTTCCATCTCTACATCTAAGAAGAAATAATCGTCAAGGTCAAGGTAACCCTCGTCTATCATAAACTTAACCAGCACCCTCTCTTCAATATCGCTCTGCTTGACTAACAGACCGAGACCGTAATTATCTACCAAGGCATTTAACTTTGACTCGAAGTCAAACATCATATTGACCCCACCATTCCAGTATTTTCATCTAAAAGAATAGGTTCGATGCTTTTCTTAAAGTGGGTTGTGAACTTATAGGCAGAGTCAAGGTCACAAAACCTAATGACTATCTGGAACATGTCCTCTTCGTCACCTTCTGCCAGGGCAACTACAGACCAGATACCATCATCTTCATAAGGGTCTTCGTGAGGTTCTTCGACTATCTTATGTACCTTTATCATTAAACAACTCCATAAAGTGATTTAAGTCTAACATAGCCATTGGCTTCTGACGATTTGCTTTGAAGACCACTAGAGGTCTAGCTCCGGCTGGGGTGTTGGCCTTGGCTTGTTCGTAGTAGGTGTACGCCGCAACCTTAGCCATTGATTTACATTCCACTGAGTAAGGAAAGACTTCCCTAGCTTTTTTAGATAGTTTAATATCCTCCCCTGTTTCCCCCATTATAGCAGACCTGACGTCCACGTCAAGTTCTAATGTAGGGAACAAGGACAGTATCTTGTCCCTCACCGTTTGTTGAAGCCTACGTCCTTTAGCTTTTGCACTAGAGGTTTTCATAGTACCTCCGGTACCCTTGGTAAACTTACAACATCAATTAAAGTGACCGGACCTTTACTATACTGGAAGGTACGGGCCTCAGGCCAACACTCTTCTTTATGTGAACAGAAAGAACAAGACATACAAAGTTTAGTGTTAGGTGAGTCTTTGTACTGAGGCACAGGGTCAAGGCGAGTAGTAGGCATAGGTCCGGCTACCATGTCCTTAGCCTCTTGGATTTCCTTAGGTTTATTGTCAATCATTTCAGTCATATCGTGTACGTCAAGTACAATCTCACCGTTGACCTTGTTGACAACGAGAAAGGCCCCGTGTGTCTTATCGGTTACAAGGGGATCATCCTTTGCTGCCGCCACATAACTAGATAACTGACTACGGTACCCAAAGGGATCGTCGTACTCCAACTTACCTTCCTTAAACTTCTGGAAGGCAAAGGGTGAGGCTGACTTAACGTCAACAGTCATGCCATCAATAACACAATCTCTATGACCTTTGATGCCGAAACAATCAAGACGGTCCTGTAGGCCCCTGACTTCATGCCCCGATGCTATGACCAGAGAGATAACTAACTCTTCGATCATGTCTCCATAAAAGAACTTCAACAGGTCTGCCCCTTTAGGGGTCTCCTGGTTATCATCGCTGTTAATACGGTACCAAAGTTTACGCTTACAGTCAGAGCCTACACTAGATAAGGATAGGTAACGTCTGGGTTCTTGGGGATTACTAAACCTTTTATTAGCGAGGAGAGATATTGTACTGCCCATAGCACTCCCTCTCGCCCCTGTCCATCCGCCTCTACCTTCTAGTACTGAGTAAAGATCGTCTACTAGTGTCTTAATGTCAGCCATTTTCATACTCCTTTATTAACCTATCTAAGTACCATCGGGCTTTTTTTAAGTCTAACATAGGCTTTCCCTTATACCTGAAACGATGGAGGTACTTCTTTGTATTTCCCTCAAGGTACCCCATAAACATAACAGTGTCCATGTTATCTTTCATGTAGTCTATACATTCTATAGTACCGTCACCATAATGAGGAGGTTGGTTTACTGCATCAGGTTCTTGTTCTTTCCAGAGGTAACCACTGCCCTTTCCTTGATCACAGGTGCCTTGCCCTTCATACGGATCGTTTCTATCAAACTCTTGGTAGTACCCAAAGTCTTGAAGCCTGTTAAGTGGTTTGCTCATTTGTGTTTTTCCTTTCTCGGCAGCTTCTTCTTTTTGTTAGGTATGACCTGCGGGCGGTACTTAGGTTGCCTTAAGTCCTTAGCCATAGGATTAGGTCTCCTTTTTGTAT